TTAGCGACAAGCTCAGTGACGCGGGGGACCACCCACGCCGTCCCCGGCTTGTGGTCCACAACCTCGACATGCATCCAGCCGTCACGCGTAACACCCGCAACAGCCAACGCGGCGTGCGAACCACCCGGCATCGCATCCACAGCGATTGCAACCGGGTCTTCAGGTACCGACCGCGAATCCAAACACTCAAGCCACGCGGACTTCGAAATCACCTGCCACGCGTCCGCCAGGTCCGTCGGATACACACCGACCCCCAGCCGCTCACGGGCAAACGCATCGCTGCCCAGCGCGGCACGCTCACGCTCCACGTACTCCGGCGAAATCCGGATACCCAGACCCGGGTTCGCCAGAGCCCACAACCGAGGATCCGCCGGGTCACGGTCACCATCCGGGACCGACCACTCGAAAAACGCCAGCGACGGATCACGGCCCGACAGGCCCCGCTCACGCACCCGGCCCAGCTGAATGCTGGTCTCCGTCCCCGCCGTCGACGTGTACCACACCTGCGGATTCGGCCGCGTGCTCAGCGTCGGCAGCAACGCCGCCATCTCCTGATCACCCAGGTTGTAAGCCTCATCCAGGATCACCAGATCCGCCGAGAACCCGCGACCCGAACCCTTCGAACGGGCGATAAACCGCAGCCGCTTCCCGTTCCGCAGCTCAATCGCCTCAGACCCGTTCGACGTCCGCACCCGCGACACCCGCCGCTCAAACACCGGGTTATCGGTAATCAGGCTCCGCACCCGCAGGAACGCCTCCTGCGCCGTCTTAAACTCATGCGCCGAATGCAAGATCAGGCCCCGCGGCGGCAGGAAATCATCCAGGAACAACGCCGCCAATTCGAGGGCCTCCAGGATCGAGCCCTTCCCGTTCTGACGCGACACGATCAACGCGACCTCAAACGCCGCCCACCGCCGGTCATCCAGCCGCCCCAGACCCTGATCCAGGACAAACTCCTGCCAGTCATCCAGGAACAACCCCGCCGACGCGGCCAGCTTCCGGACCCGCGCGCCCTCCGACCAGAACGAACGCGGCACCGAGCAGATACGCGGCCGCTGATCACCCAGAAGTGGTAGTACCGTTGCTGGCATGGAGGACATCATTTCGACGGCAGACAGATTCGCCAGCATCTACGGGCAACTGATGACGCTCACCGGGCGCCTCTCAGACGACCAGATGGCGGCGCTGCGCGAGTTGGACGGCGTCCTGGCCGCGGCGGAGCATGTCATGGCCGGCACGCCAGTCGGAGCAGGCGCACATTCCACGATCTGCGGCTTCATCATGAACGCTTACGCCCAAGGCCGCGCTGACGAGCGGCGCGCTAGTGCCTAGCCAGTCCGCTTGGCGGCACGGCGAGCGTTGAGCTCATCAATCGCGTCCTTCTCCGGCCGCACCGCACTCCTCGACAAGTCAGCCATGATCACCCGCAACTGAGCCGCAGCCTGCGCCGCAGCCACCGCACCACGCGACCCGTCAATCTGACGCGCCAGCGAAACCGCCAGCGCAGGCATGCTCTCCACCTGCACCGAACAGCCAAGACGACGCAACTCACTCCGCGTAGCACGCTCCACGCCACCCTGCTGCTTACGCTCAGGCATCAGGAAAGATTCAACTCCGAGAAAGCGCCGGCATGTTCGCGCCGCACACATTGATGTATCCCTGATCAGGCGGAACATCGCCTACATAGACTGCGCCCGGTCGCCAGTATGGCCACGAAGCGGGCACGCAGATGTGGGACTGCTGGAGCGCGCGCACTATCGCCAGTTCCGCCCTCAGCGCGGCAATTTCAGCGCGCAAAGCCTCAATCCCGGCCTTCGCCGTTTTCTCCATAGCTACACTCCGTCACATCAAACTTCCCGACGCAAAACGGACACAAAACACGATGCGAAGCCGCGTGTTCGAATAAAACGCACCTCAGAAAATCGAACGCGTACGCCCAAATGTCCCGGTTTGAAAACGCCGCCCGCAGAAATTCGAACACCGGACGCCACGTTTCCGCAGGTCAAAGCCACTTTTCGGACCCTCATTTTTGGCACGGAGAGAATCAAATGGCTGCGGTCCTAGGAATTGCGTTACGCGACACCACGCGATTCGTCGCGCCGTGTTCGAATTTTTTCTGCGACATTGCACAGGTTTTCGAATTTGTCGCGCGGGTAGGTCGGTCCGGCTGGGGTGGTGACGCTGTGTTACCACTGTCTGGATGGCTGCCAGGCCGCGGCAGCTGGTGGTGAGCTCGCACGCAGGACCCGCAGCCTGTTCTTGAGCCGAGCTCCAGCTGCCCTGTTGCAGCGTCGGTGCTCGAGGCCGGCGTAGAGCTGCTTCTGCGTGCCGTCTGCGTGGCCGAGGTCGACGGGCTGGCCGGGCTGGATTGGGTGGCCGCACCTGGCGCATGGTTGGCCTGGGATGTAGGCGCGGAGTGCTCGAGCTCGGAGTTGCTGGTGTGTGCGTCCGTAGCCGCGTTCGGTGGTGGTGCCGCGCCATCTGGCCATTGTTTCCCCTGGTCACGGCTTGCTTGTGGTACTACCATCGGGTAGAGTGGAGGTATGACCACCACACAGAAGGACCAGGCCGCAGGCCAGGGAACGGGCAATCGCCGGCTATGGCCGGGCGAGACCGTGCAACCTGGCTGCCGGCACTGCGCCAAGGCGATCGTGGACACCGAGCTCGGCTGGTGTCATGACCAGTCGGGTTTGTATCGCTGCATGACGTACACGGGCGCGCTGTCCGTCGATCATGTGGCTGAGCCGAGCTCGTCATGACTGACGTGAGCAGCTTGTTCTGCGGTGAGGTGACCGTTCGTGCGCGTCGCCGGCGTAGTCCGGTGCGTGCCGTGGTTGCGGTGACGCTGATCGGCGCGGCTGGTTTCGTGACGCTGGATGCTCTGACGCCAGCTGCTCCGAGGCCTGCCGTGTCGGTCGCGGTCGCGCATCACGTCGAGGCGGCTGTGCCGGCTGTGAGCTACACGCCCAGGCCGGCAGCGTCGCATAAGCCGCTGAAGCTCCACATCGTGCGGGCAATCACGCGGCCGTTGCGGATGGTGCGGCATGTTCACCGGGTGTTCCGGATCGTGCGTCATCCGTTCAGGGTGAGCCGCTGGTTCTGGTGAGTGCCGAAACGCCGTGAGGCGTCTGCGCGGAATGGCCGCCGCGCACTGAGGATGGCAGGCCACCAAGGAGCACCCGATGAGCACCAAGCCACGCACGATCGGCCGGAACGCCACGCGGCAGATAGCCGCGCTGCGTCGCAGGCAAGACCTCACGTGCAGGATCTACACCCTGGAAAACTACTTCCACGGCGAGGTCATCGCACCCAGCGCCGCATGGGACGCGCTAGACCGGTGGTGCGCCCAGTTGCGCGATAACGGGAACGGCACCTACACGGTGCACGTGCACAGCAACTGCTGGTTTGAGTTGCGCCCGGTGTCGCCGTGACGATCATGCTGGATCGTAATGGCCTGGCTCCGGCGGTGAAGGTTCCGCCGGCGTTCAGGCGCCCGGTGGAGGTTCCGGTGCATACTGCGCTGGCCCTGGCCGCGCAGAGCGCTCCGGCTCCTGCGGTTGTGCCGCTGACTGGTGACAAGTTGCTACATCAGGCGCGGTCGCTGCTGCGGCATTTCGCGGTGTGGCCTAGCGAGGATGCGCTGACGGTGGCGACGTTGTGGGTGGCGGCCATGCACGCCCGGGACACTGCTGGTGATCCGGTGTGGGAGTACGTGCCGAAACTGTTCTTCACCGCGGACGCTTCGGGTCCGACCAGGGGTTACGGGACGGGTAAGTCGTGGTTCGCGAAGCTGACCGCGTCGCTGTGCCCGGATCCGGTGATCCTGCTCGAGCCCACCAAGCCCAGCCTGATCGATGAGATCGCTGACCGGCGCACGGTTGTGGTGAAGGAACTGGACGAGCTGCTGTCGACGCCTGGCCGTAACCGCGGCCTGGTCGCCGTGATGAACGCCTGCTATGAGCCTGGGTCGTTTCACACGCGTAAGCGCGGGGGTCAGGTGCAGCGTATTCACTTGTTCGGCCCGATGATCCTCGACGGGATTGACACGCTGCTGTCAGCCACCAGGCCGGATGTGCGGGCTTTGGCGTCGCGGTCGATCGTGGT